CCTCGGAAAATGGCGACCAAATGCTGCTAACCCTACGGGATTATACGTTCCTAACCTAAGCGAACAGTTTTTCCGAGCTTGGGGGCAGGGGATAGGGAAAGCTGGCGGATACAACACACCGGGGGTGCCTAATATTTTAGGCTCTTGGTCTGGGTGGAACATAATGTCGATAGCACAAGGCGGAGCCAATGGAGTCTTTCAAGCGCACTGGGAACCTAATGGGGCTGTCGCTTTGGAAACGAAGACAGCTGGAGTCTGGGATAATCTGATCATCGATGCCTCCAATTCTAACCCTGTCTACGGATCATCACAAACCGTCATGCCTGCGAGCATTGATGTTCCATGTATCATCTATCTTGGCCTTTCGACTTGAGTTTTTATGTTGATGAACGCCTTTCCGAGGGTGGACGCAGGGGGCGGGCCGGGAGGCGGGCTCGGCGCAGGGAGATGCTGCACGTAATATCTCAGCGAACGCTCCGTACCTTTCGACAAATCAGATTGGCGCACAAGCCGAGGGCGCTTTTTCTTGGCATACACTGATCGGTCCTCTGACACTTATAACATATGAAACAGAAGCGTCAGGAGGTCTGTCTTTTGAGTCGTCTCGTGTGGTCCCGACAGCCGAAGAAAACCGCCCGGTCAATGTCGCGCTCCCCGTGTGTATATATCTTGGCCTCCCGGCCTAAGTGTGGAGGCCGAGATACAGGCAGATCGGGATGTCAACCGAAGCTGGCATGACCGTAGGGCTTGCCCCGTAGATCGTGTTATTGCGCGACGCGTCAAAAGTGCATCCTTGGCTCGACAAGTTAGACGAGACCTGAAACGATGCATAATCGACGTCGTATGACGTTTCTGTGATGCGAAACGCGCCATTTGCCTCAATAATCGAATTATCAATAATCATTGTGCCGCGTACGCCAAAAGACCCCGAAACCTCTGGCAACCCCGGAGCGTTGTACCTCCCAGACTCTCCCGCCCCCGTCCAAGCTCGGAAACGCGGGAGGTTAGGTTAAAAGTCATGCAGAGTTGCCTAGATAGATAATGACTGGAATACAAACGTGTGTCGGAGCGAACTCAGCCCCGGCGTGTTCACCCCAGACGCGAGACGCGTCAATTCCGGCATAGAAAGGCTGCTCAACCCGCTGTCCGAATCCATTTGTAAGTTCAAAGGCATTACCAACTGTCGTAAAAGCCGCTCCAGTTGGTGCTATTGTTGGTACAAAATAAGCCTCCCACCCTGTTGTCCATGAGGCGACAACATTGCGTCCGGTATCTTGTGTACTCCCTCCGGCTTGAGCGACTTCACCCGTGCAAGCTCGGAAAGACTTTTATCAATAAAAAACCATTAACCATAGGAGATAGTTATGACCATTCCTCAACTTCATATGTATGATTTGAAGACTGGCGAATACACTGGCAGCCGTGATGCCACTCAGCGTCCGAATGGCGAGTATATTCTTGAGGCGACTGGCGCGACGCCCGTTGCTTTGCCCGCATCCATCCCCTCCGGCCATGTCGCCCGCTGGACCGGGGATGCCTGGGAGACGGTGGAAGACCACCGCCAGCACATGGACGAGCGTGGCCGCAAGGAAGGCGGGACGCAGTACTGGCTTCCCGGCGATACGTGGCGTTCCGAGCCCCGGTATACGGAGGAGCTTGGCCCGCTTCCCGATGGTGCGCTTTTGACGAAGCCCGAACGTCCGCTCTCCGAGTACCGTGACGACAAGCGGCGTGAGGTTGCCGCGGGCTATACGGCGGCGCTGACGGCAACCCTGACCATGCCCGCGGCAAACCCTTCCGCCGTGGAAGTGGCGACGGAGGCGGCTCTCCTTGCCGCTGGTGACGCCGCCGGGCTTGAATACGTGCAAAGCATCCTGAGCGCCCGGCGTGACGAGCTGTTCGCGCTTGTTGACGGCGCGGCCAGCCGTGAGGATCTGGAGCGGATAGAGATCGCCTATCCCGTTTGAGTCTTGTTTGCTCTTCGTCGTGCTTCCCCGGAAATCCCTTTGGGATAACCGGGGAGTTTTTATATAACATATTGAAAAGAATATATATTTTGTTGACAAACGAGGCCTGCATGGTATCTTTTTATCAAGTAATTCAAATAGGTTACTTAAAAAGGAGCCAAGCATGTACAACGCCTCTTTTTACCCGACGCCGCCCGAAGTGGCGGAGAAGATGCTTGCCAAGGTGGGCAAGCTCTACGAACGCTCGATCCTCGAACCCTCGGCGGGGAAGGGCGACCTTGCCGATGCCGCCGTGGGAAAGCTGGATCGTTATTACAACCGTTGCCGTGAGGTGGTGCACTGCATCGAGATCGAGCCGGAGTTGCAGGCCGCGATCCGGGGCAAGGGCTATCCGCTGGTGGGCACGGACTTCCTCACGTTCTGGCCGGACGAAAAGTATGACCTCATCCTCATTAACCCGCCCTTCGCCAACGGCGATGCGCACTTGCTCCATGCGTGGGAGATCCTCGACCATGGGGACATCGTGTGCCTGCTCAACGAGCAGACGCTTCTGAACCCCTGCACGTCAAACCGAAAGCTGCTGGCCACGATCATTGAGGAGCACGGCGAAGTGGAGCATCTGGGAAGCTGTTTCGCGGAGGATGCGCTCCGAAAGACGCAGGTGCGCGTCTCGATGGTCCATCTGCGCAAGAAGCGGGAGGAGCCGAAGTTCTCGTTTGACGCGGGCTCGGACGAGGAGGGCGCCGCCGTTTTCAGCGACGGTTCCCGGTTCGAGGGAGAGGTGGCGACGCGGGACACTGTGGGGAACCTCGTGGCGCAGTACGGGCGCTGCCGGGAGCTGTTCGTCCGGATCGCGCATCTGGCGCAGGAGCTTGCCCACTACGCCGGGCCGCTCGGCACGGACGGCGGGGAAACGGTCGGGGAAACGCTCAAGGAACTGATGCGGCAAAAGCCGACCCGCAGGGCGCAGGAGGATGCGTACAACCGCTTCGTCCGGTCATTGAAAAAGAGCGCATGGCGGGAGGTCCTGCGCCTGACCGATGTGAGGAATCTGGCGTCCCACGGCGTCCAGAAGGAGATCGACAGGATACTGGAGAGCAACGAGCGCATGGCGTTTTCCGAAGAGAACGTCTATGCGCTCGTCGAGTCCATTTTCCTGAATCGTGGTGCCATATTGCAGCAATGCGTGGTCGAGGCCTTCGACCTCATGACCCGCTATTACGACGAGAACCGCGTCCACGTCGAGGGCTGGAAGACCAACGATGCGTGGAAGGTCAATCGGCGCGTCGTCCTGCCCCGCGTCGTCAGCGTGACGTTCAGCGGTTCCGGATACCTGAGCTACGGCAATTCCCGTCAGAATTTGAACGACATAGACCGGGCGCTGGCTTTTCTCGAAGGCAAAAAGCTGGAATCCGTGCCGCGCACGGCTGTATGCGCCTTGGAGGAGCATTTCAAGGAATGCGGCGACGATTTTTCAGGCGTCCTGTTCGAGAGCACCTACTTTGAGATGCGCTGCTACAAAAAGGGGACGCTGCATATGTACTTCAAAGATAAAGGACTTTGGGAGCGTTTCAACCTGACCGCCGCGCGCGGCAAGAACTGGCTCCCGGACGATGTGAAGGCACGGGAGCGGGAGGATCGCGCCCGGAACAGGCGGGCCGACCAGTACGGCCTCCCGCTTTCCGCCTGACCGAAGGCCCCGCCGAAACGCGGGGCTTTTTTTTATGTATTTTATTGAAAAAACAGGCTTTTTCTCTTTACAACCGAGGGTACTATGGTACTAATAATTCATGCGATTTCAACAACTTAAACAATTTAACCCAAAGGAAGACAACATGAACAACGCTACCCTTATCGCCGAACGTGATTCCCTCCGCGCCGCCTTCATCCGCTACATCGCTCTTGACCAGTTCATTGGCTGTGGGTGCAACCCCGACGACTTCGACGCCCACTTTGAAAACATGCAGGACGCCCTGCGCGGCGGAGCGATGGAAGAAACCATCAGGACGCTTTCCTCCTCCATCGAAGATGTCGTGTTCGACGTACTGAACGAGTGCGAAACCTTCCAGACCGAAGCCGAGTAACCGAAACGGCCCCCGCCCACCGGGGGCCAAACTTTAACCCTCAAAAGGAGCCAAGTTCGCCTAATGGAATAAGAACAAGATGCCTTCCGAATGCTACCCGGTTCAGGACGCCTTGGCGTTTCTGGCGAGCATGAGAAAACGTTCCGCGAGAATTCCAGGTGCGATGAAACGGCGAGCGTCAAAGCTGGTTTCAAGAGAGTTGGATTCATCCATTGGCAGACTTCCGTAGGCCGCTTTCAATTCCGCTTCGAAAGCGTCGCGCAATTTTTTGAATGATTGTTCGACTTCGGGATAGTCGTTTTCTTCGCGCCAAGGAAGGCGCAAGCTCTGTTTCCAGAGGCGTCCTTTGTGGGAAGGGATTTCCAGATCATAAGTTTTGCCGGATGCCGGATTCTCCGCACGTTCGTGCTGCCCCGGATAGCAGAACTCTTGCCACGAGTCAGGCGGCTCCGGGATGGTCGAAACGACGCGGATGAACGGCAGTGCCAACTCCCGTTCGTGTTCCTCAAGCGTTACCGTGTAATGAAGAACAGGACGGATGTTGCCGCGCCGCTTGGTGATGTTCCATTCAATATGCATGGCGTTGCTCCTGTGTCGCTAGGCGGATGGACGTTCTTTGAGATACCCTGTTTCCCCAAAGGGGGGCGTTGTCCCGTTCGGCTGTTCCGCGAGCCAGAGGACGGGAAAGGCGGGCTCCTCTGGAAACCTGTCGCATTCCAGATCGGTAAACCAGATCATGCAGGTGGGGGCGAGATCGTTTTCCTCGATATAGGCGGTAACCGGCCTGTAATCCGTTCCGCCGCCTCCTGCCGGGGCCAGCCGCAACGGCAGGTCTTGCCGGGTGAACGTCTGGACGGATTGGACCCGCGTATCATGAAACAAGACGGTCAGAAGCGTGTCGTAGCTTTCCAGAATCCCGGACAGCTCGGTGCAGAACATTTCAAGAAGGGCGTTGTCCACGGAACCGGAGCTGTCCACGGCGAGCACAATATGGGGGATACGGGGCTCCTGCCGCGAAGGGAGGTAGATGCCCTGGTAAAGATAGCGGCGGTTTGGAGTGGTCCATGTGGAGTCGCCGTCCGCACAGTTTTCGAGGAAACGTTGAAGGATGCCCCGCCAGTCCAGCGTTGGGTGCAACCGCTTTCGGAACAAACGGAGAAGGCCTGCCGGCATGTCGCCCATATGCTTGGCGCGTTGCATGGCCTGGACGAGTTCAATGTCGGCTTCCTGTTCCGCCTGTTTTTGGGCTGTCCCGCTGCCTCCGTCCAATACGGGATGATCACGTACTTCTCCCGTAAAGGCCACGGGCTTCGCACGTTGCCCTTTCCCCTTGTCCAGGCTGCTTTCAGAAGCTCCGTGTCCACCCAACAGTTCGGCCTCGCCGCGTTCGCCTTCGGTGGGATCATTCTGTCCTTTCCCTTGGCCTTTCCCTTCGCCCGGCTGCCCGCTGCCTCCTTCCGTTTGTTCGGTTTCTTCCTGCGCTTCCGGTCGCTTGGCACCTTTATTGGGGGCCTCGTCCTGAAGGCGGGCGAGCTCCGAATACAGTGCCTCAACGGAAAACCCGGCATACGCCGGATCATGCACGGCACCCTGAGGGAGGGAGAATCCCGCATCCAGCAAAAGCTGGTTGACGACAATGTCGCAGGCCTTGTTCCAGAGCGCTGTATCGCGTTCTTCGCGGCGGACGTGATGGGCACAAGCCAGATGCATGACTTCGTGTGCCTGTGCTCCTATGAGCGCGGCCTCGGATAATGCGGCTGCGTAGGACGGATTGAAGCCGAGCGTGCGCCCGTCGGTCCAGAGGTCGCTGCATGTGGGATCAGGTTGCAGCGTCAAGCGCAGGGCGATGGAACCAAAAAACGGATGGTCCAGCACGAGCGCCGCACGGGCGCGGATCATGGCGAGATGGGCTTGCCGTTCGAGTGCTGTCATAACGTTACATCAATACATGGGCGTTGGCTTGAGCCCAGTCGGCGAAGGCGGATGTGCGGACAATGCGCTCGTCGCGGCATACTGCGTCACGCATGAGCAGGACACCAAATTCGGAGGGTAGGCGTCCGGCGTAGGTCACAAGGGCGTTGACCGTTCCATCGGCGGCTTTTTCTGAGAGGGCTTCGCACACGGCATATAGCGCTGCCGGGTCATCGGGCACGAGAGCGTCAGCCGGATTGGCAAGGATGTCTTCTACTGAGGGGAGCCCGCGCCAGACACGGAGGAATCCCATGAATTCCGCAGCTGCGCCGTCCCCCACCGTTCCACGGAACAGTTCGTATTCCACATCCGGATCAGGGTTGGCATCAAGAATGCCTGATAGAAAAGCCCATGAACGAGGAGAGGCGAACGCCTTGCCGGAGGAGAGCGGATCAAAGTCATGGAGCAATTTGGGGCGGAATCGCAGAAAAGCGATTACTTCCCGTCTGATGCCCACTTGCTGTGCCCACAGGATCCAGTCATCAGGCGAGACGTCAAATTCAAGGTGCACCATGCGGTTCGCCAGTGCGGAAGGCATCCGGTGGGTAACGGCCTTGTCCTTTTCGCGGTTGCCCGCCGCTATGATACTCCAGCCGTCGGGCAGACGGTATTCCCCGATTCGCCTGTCCAGTACAAGCTGGTAACAGGCGGCCTGAACCAATGGCGGCGCAGCGTTCAGTTCATCAAGGAAGATGATGCCCTGTTCCGAATCGTCCGGTCCCGGAAGAAAAGCGGGCGGACACCACTCCGCGCGTCCGTTTTCAAGACGGGGAAGCCCTCGGAGATCGACGGGATCGAGCAGAACCGCACGGATATCACGCAGGGCCATGCCGCGATCCGCAGCGACTTTGGCCACAACCTGGCTTTTGCCCACGCCCGGTGCGCCCCAGAGAAATACCGGTTGGTGAGCGGAAAGAAGCGTATGGAGCGCTGAAAAAATCTGAGAAGGAGTCATGAAGCCGTCCATGAAAAAGGGTCATATTCAGGAACGGACTATAGCTATATGAAAATGAAAGTCAATATCTAAAGTTTTTTCAAAACGTCTCAAGCAGAGGTTGACGGGTGCTTGGTCATGGCTCAGGACGCCCTCTATCACCGCCGGAGAGTCCGTGATCTTCCGTTCTTTGCCAAGGCTGCACAGGCGTATAAGCACATGAACATACCTTCTGTATACTTCCATCATATATCTTATAAAAGGATGTCCAGCATGGTTTTTGATTATAAAAGAGTTTGTTAATCTTCCTATTTTATTGCTCTACTACATCTTGCCTGGGCATACGTGTTTTGAAGTGCTCTCCATTGACAGGAAGTAGTATACTTGTTAGTTTTATGTCGAATGTCGACATTATAGAAGACTCTATTCCTCTTACCTCTGAATTATGGTGCCTCTTGGTTCCATGAACAGTTCGAGTCTGGTTCCGCATAGTGCACAAAAGACAAAGGAGAACAATCTATGATATTCGCACACCTGCTGAGGATCTCATGTTTTGGATTTGTCGCGATGACACTTTGCCTTACAGGGATAACCCATGCTTCGAACGTCACTCAAACCAACAATAATGGAATCATTGCGTTGCAGAATGCTTCTGGCGATCCAATGAGGGCGGGGAAAGTCAAACTCGAATACTACGGGCATATGGCTTTTCGGATCATCACTCCAAACGGCCTTTCTATGCTCATAGATCCTTGGAAGAATGATCCCTCAGGGACATGGGGCATCTGGTTCCCCAAGGAATTTCCCCTCACAAAGGCGGATATAGCTGCATCCACGCATGGCCATTATGATCATAACGCGCTGAATCGAGTCGTGTCACACATGGTTATTGACCGTATGGCCGGGCAATGGACGCTGTCCGATCTCCGTGTCACCGGTATTGCCGACAAACATCAGTACGAGGCCCCGGGACTGGTCCGCTGGACTGAGCTCTTCGCGGAGCGTGGGATAACTCATGTTCCCCCGAACAATCCCCCCATCCTTGACAACACGATTTTTATCATAGAAACCGGTGGGCTGCGAATCGTACATTGGGGGGATAACCGACCGGATGCTCCTGAAGCCGTCTATAAGGCCATCGGACGACCCGATATTCTGATCCTCCCAATTGATGACTCCGTTCATGTCCTCAATGGCCAACAAATCAGGACTATTCTTGATAAACTACAGCCTCATGTGGTGATCCCAACCCATTACCTGATCAAGAATGTAAGCTCAGTGGCCTCAACACTTCATACAGCGGACAAATGGGTCGCAACTCAGCCCTCTGTGAAAAATGTAGCTTCATCCATCGTGGTTACCCCTGAGCAAATCAAGAAATTCAATGGGCATGTGCTGTATTTCGGACAAAATGTCATGGGAGACCCACAGCAATAATCTCATGAGACTTTCAGTTTAACCGATAAATCTTCTTAAAGTCGATATTCGTATGTGTATGTATGCGGTCAGTCCTTCGAT